AAAATATGTCAAAGAAGCCGGATCCCACCAGGAATGCATGGTTCCAAAGTGAACAACCCGTATTTGACCCCGCCGCGATAGCGCCTACTGAAGGCGTAACGAAACAGAATATGTCCCAGGTTCTCGATAAATATAAAGAGAGAACCGCCGCACTTGTCCAATATGCCGGTATTCGAGAACTCGCTAGTGGGTCCAATGGATCGAACCTATATGACGATGACGACGATACTAACGCAGATTATGTGACGAGCGACCCTTTCAGTAAACTCAAATACGACGATTTGAGGAAAGTCCATAAAGACCAAACGGTCCTGGCTATTTCGGAGCGGGACCTAACCAATATACCGCGATACGAATCGACGGACCACTTGGTAAGAGCACGTGCAGCACAATCAATCGTCCCATTGGAACAACGAGAGGCCGAGAGGATGATGGCCGAGCGCGAGGAGTCATATAGGAAAAAAATGTTGGAACGCCAACACCAGGCGAGGTTGGATAGCCTCGGCTACGAAGAGAAATCGAAGGCGGTGGTGGCGTCGTTCTTGAAGATCAAATTCTAGGGAAAAGTCATATAGAAATAATATGAATACTTCTATATGACACTTTTTACCGGGGTTTTATTCATTCTATTTTCTATCCGAATTGTGGAGGCATCCGACGATTTCGATCTATGGGATAAGTTCTCACAGTTTCGCGCGAGATTCCATCGGTCATATAATACAACCGAATTATATAACCGATTCGAAATATTCCGCGAGAACTATTATAATATTATCCGGCATAATATGAATCCATATAAAAATTTCTCTATGGGACTCAACCAATTCGCCGATTTGACGGCTTCCGAATTCCATGCCAAATATATCATGTCCAAATACGTCGCAGGGCAGAGCACATGTATGTCATATAGTGATATTCCAGACGTGAATACCCCGACCTTGGTCGATTGGACCGAAAGGGGGGTCGTAAATCCTGTGAGAGACCAGGGACAATGTGGATCGTGTTGGGCTTTCGCCACTACTGCGAATGCAGAGAGTGTATGGGCGATTTCTATGGGACAACTATATGACTTCTCGGAACAGTTCTTGGTGGATTGTGCGACGGGATTTGGCTATTGGAACCAGGGGTGTAATGGCGGTCAGCCCGATAGCGCGTTCAAATATATGATAAATAAGGGGCAATGTCTGGAATCCGCCTATCCCTATACGGGTAAGGATGGTACGTGCGATAAATGTGCCCTATATGCGAAATTTGGCGGGTGTTATGATGTCGCGCCCAAAAACCAACGCGTTTTACGCGCCGCCGTGGCGCAAAACCCGGTGACAATCGCGATCGAGGCCGATACTAGATATTTTCAGTTCTATTCGAGTGGGGTTCTCACGGATTCCCTCAAATGCGGTACTGATCTGGACCATGCCGTTTTGATTGTAGGCTATGGGAGAGAGAACGGGATCGATTATTGGAAAGTAAGAAATTCGTGGGGAGAATCATGGGGGGAGAATGGGTATGTGAAAATCGAGAGGACGGATATGACGGATGATGCGGGGGTTTGTGGCATAGCGATGGAACCCAGTTTTATTGTTCTATAGGTATATGATAGTCGGTCATATAGAAAATATTATATCAATCTTATTTGATATAATAACATATTCTACCATTTTATACCAGTGAAGATTTGAAATGGGACGCCCCTTCGGGGCGTATTTCAATTCATTACTGGAATCCGACCCTTGCTGAAATAAAATGTACCATTTTATTTCTTCAAGGGTTTAAAAATAATTGATTAAAAATATATCTATAATAAAAAACAAAAATTAATAAATGAATGTTTTATATGACAATGATATTGTATTTGACTTTTATTCTAGATCTGATAATATACCATATCCAGGTGAGGGTATAAATGAAAAAATAAAAGAAGTATATAGGAAAAGATATTTGGAGTTAAGTCAAATACCAGAATGGAGAAAAAAGTTATCAAATTTTTGGATTCAACCTTTTATTATTGATGGCTTTAAATGGGCAAGCGTGGAACATTATTTTCAAGCATGTCATTTCAAAATAAATAATCCTGATTTTTATTATTTGTTTTCTTTGAATAGTGGTAGTGAATTATCAAAAGATCCTGCATTTGCCAAGAAAGCAGGATATAAAAAACCACAAAAATATAGAGGTATTTTATCGAGAGATAAAAATATAAAAATAGATGAAGAATTTTATAAAAATGGTAATGATAAAATTGTTATGTTTAAAGCCCAATATGAAAAATTTACACAAAATCCTGAATTAGGGTATTTGTTAAAAATGACATATGAAGCAAAATTACAACATACTGTTATGTTTTATGAGAAAAGTGATAATGGTAATATTAAAAATAAATTGACGGATACTGAAATATTTGATTCGTTAATGATTATTAGGTCTATGATTTGAAATTCATCGAGAATATGGGGTTTTTATAAGACGGAGTCGACTGGTAAGACGGAGTCGACTGGTAAGACGGAGTCGACTGGTAAGACGGAGTCGACTGATAAGACGGAGTCGACTGATAAGACGGAGTCGACTGATAAGACGGAGTCGACTGATAAGACGGAGGTTGCAAACCCTGCATACGCATCATATATTCGATAAATGCCCTCTTATCCAAATCCAACATATGTCCCTCAAAATTCGTCACTTTCCCTTCGATATCGCTATAATCGCTATATTGGACAACACTCGGTGGAATCAGGAAAAACCAATTCCCCGTTTTCTGTAAGGTCTTCCAATAAATATCCACGGCGAATTCCTTTTTTCGTTCTGGTTCTCGAATCAAATTTGCTAGACCCTCCTTGAAATTCGCGATCAATGTATCGTAATAGTGCGCCCCTACGATATATCCCGTCGTCGTCTGGATATCGAATACGCGGACGGCGAAATCGGAGACCTGTTGAAAAGGCGGTACATTATTTCCCCCCACGATGAGAACATCCCACGACCATCCCGCCGATTGGAACTGCGCAAGTTTATCTAAAAATAATTCGGGATTCGTGAATTTGATATCATCCTCGCATATAAATACATGCGGCCACCCCCTGGATTTGGCTAATTCCAAACATTTTATATGACTCATTGTGCAACCTACGCAGCCCATGGCCATTTGTACCCCATTAAACCTTTCTGGGTTCTCGATCCCGATCCCTTTGAGTTCCGCGAGAACATGGGCTAAACGGTCGGTCCGGTGCGCTAGATTTATGAAAAGAGTATTTTCCAATAGTCCTATAGGACCATTCGTTGGGGCTTCGCCCCCTTTTTCAATCGGATCTTCCATCAAACTCTTTTTACTATTTTTCGAATTCCCTTTATATTTTTGTATGACTAAATCGATATTCGCCTTCCAAATAGCCGCCTCGTTCCATTCGCCATTACGCTCCGTAAAACATGAGACATATTTTTGTCCTATAGATTCTATTTCACACGAATTCACGATATAAATATCCTTGCGCCTATAATTCCTATAGAAGATATCGAATATGATATTGACTTGTTCGGAGGGGAACCGGCTTAAAATGATAATCGGCTTTTCGGATTGTTGGACGATTTCTAGGAATCGTTTGATCCGTCTTTCGTATTTTTCTTTCACTTGGGGGTAATATTTCTCCCATTCGCGCGTGATTTGTTTTCCCTTTTCTTCGCCGTATAAGCCTTCGCCTATATCGCCTTCGACTACTTCTTGGTCTTCTAGTGGATAGTCGTGGGGGAAAACGAATCCGTATTCGTCTATCATCCTGGTTCTCGACGGATTGAATCGTATATTTGTATGATATTTCGAGAACTTGGTCTGGAAACATTGGTCCAATATATTTAGGTTGGTAATGACCCAATCAAATGGTAGCGCGGCTTTTCTTATACCGAGGGCCCTTAGAACAGCGGCGGGGCTACAATCATATCCTATAGTGATAAATTCGAACGCATCGTATTCGATCGGTCTCATATAAAGGTCATATAGAAATATTTCTATATGACTCTTTCATTATCTAAATGAAATGACCGAAATGGAATGACCGGAATGAAATGACCGAAATTATATGACCGCTATTAACCTGCATGAACAAATTGTCAATAAAATGAAAAATATAAATTGCATAGATAATACGATGTCATATAGAAATATTTCTATATGACTTATGTAGTGAATTATTATATAATCATTATATAGATGGGTAAAAATACCATACCAGAAATAGATGAGAAGGTAGATTTTGGTTCTTATTTTGAAGACTGGTATGATTTATTTCCAAAAACTCGACCAAAAAAAGGAGATAATATTCTTAACCAATTTGATTCGGATAAAATAGAACTATTAAAAAAGGCGAGAGATGAGGCGAGAGATAATTCAAATAAAATAATATTAAAAAAAAATATTGTATTGAAAAATTTAAATAATACAAATACATATGGGTCAGATAGTAATAATATTAAAATACTAAATAAAAGTAGAAGTAGTAGAAGTAAAAGTAGAAGTAGTAGAAGTAGAAGTAGAAATAGTAGAAGTAGAAGTAGTAGAAAATCACCTTACCAATTATCACGTAATTCAATTCTAATAGAAGGTGGATATAATATAAAATCAAATAGGAAGATAACGAAAAGAAAAACGAAAATAATAAAAGGAGGTGGTAAGACAACTAGCACATGGGAAAATATTATATGGAGACTATTACCAAATCCTCGTCCTACTGCAATATTTATTCATCCTGGATCAGATATATTCAATAAAGATAATCCGAATGCTTTATATGCCGGTATAATACATTGGATTACTTGTACAAATAATAATGGTAATATAAATTGTGAAAAAAAACTAAAACATAGACCCGAATTACCTTCTATAAGAATTCTTATACAAAATACAGCAAATTGGCGTGAATCCGATTTTGGAACTACAGGACAAGGCCTCGTACATTCATATCTTTATAAACAATTAACAGGTATAAATGTTAACCATTTAGATGCAATCGATTGTTGTAGTGGGTTCTCAATACTATATGACGAACAAGTAGGTTGGTATGTGAAATATTCGAGTATATTATTGAATGCTAGCAATAGAACAACGTCGCCATATTTAACAAACTGTTATTCAAATGGTAATAAAAGTATGAATATAGGCGAAATATTTCTAACAAATCAAGCAGTAAAGCTTTGGTTAGAAAAATATAACGGTTCTTCAGATGTGAAAATGCCGAATGCTATAGGAATAACGGATTTTTTCAAATTAAGACAATCCATAGAAATGAAGAACGATTCGTGGTGCGATTTAGATTATGTACGCACATTTGGTTATGATAGTTTTATCAATAATATAGGAAATTATGGAAATATAGGTGGTCCTATAGTATAATTTACAAAAAATTACAAAAAATATAATTGTAAATTATATGAATATAAAACATATATTCGGTTATATCGTAGCATTCATACATTTTTCATACGCCGTTTTTATTACAATAGGGCCATATATAACAAATGATATAGATGTTCTATTATTCCTTATTTTGAATAATACGGGTATATTATTATTATGGTATTTATTTAACGATTGCTTCTTGACAGATATTGAGAACTATCTATTTGACATAAAAAAACAGACAAATAAACCCATATTGAGTTTCATGTCGAAGAATTTCATTTCTATTTTTGGCGTAAAATCGGCACCTATATTAAACGCAATATATGCCGTTCCTTTCATAAATACGTGTGTATGCGCCTATAAAATACGTTACGCAAAATCCGTTACGCGAAATGCGAGGTAATCCCGAATATGCTATCGTAATAATCCCCCTTCTTTATATACTCCGATTTTAATATCGGATTCGACTCGCACCACCCCACAATAGTAGTGGCGATTTGGGGGGCGATATCGTCGTTTTGTGCGTTAGCTAAATACCATATTTCCAAAATATTCATATATGTCCCATAGTCCATATCTACATGATAGTTCTGGAATGACCGAATAAGGGCCCTGGCGCAAACGTCTGCCTCTCGGTAATAGCCCATCGCGTAATATTTCTTCAAAATGAAGTCATATACATAATGAAGATTCCGCATAGGTTTTATCCAATTATTCACTATTTGACCATAATCACCATAGGACCGCTCGATATCATCGTAGAATTCGTCGAGAACTTCGAGGAAAAACATCTCCTCTGCGTGGCCGTATCCTGCCATCGTCGTCTCTTCGAATATCTCTTGAAGTCGGGTGAGTATCTTTTCTCCGACCTCTTTCCCGAAGGTGAAGAAACAGCCGGCCATGATCCATCGATATTGTTGATACATTTCCCTTTTATTTTCCGCGTTTTTGAAACGTTTATCGAGAACATTGATGACCTGGATTTTGAATTTATTATAGGGAGTATATTCTATTGCGCCTAATAGTAAATTGGGCGAATAGTTCTCGCATATTTTGATATTGGACGGATTCGCCATTTTCAAATTCCCGTCTATCCAGCCGAAGCGCCCGTGTCCGAAAGGATTGAGTCCCATTACCTCCCTTAGAAAATAGAATTTCGCACAACAAATGAGGTGGGATTCCACACAGGTTCTCGAATCCCTGGTCGGCCAATAGGCCTCCCGATTGGCCCTCACTTTCGTGGTATACATAGCCACCTCTAATTCTTCGTATTCTTTCTGTATGAAAACCGTCATTTCGCCGAGACCGAATTTTATCCGGCGTTCTTTTAATATAGGGATAGTTGTAGAATCGCCGTATATGACTAGGTAGCAAGGGAGGCTCAATAGTACATCGAAAGATTCTATATTATCGAGGAGGGATCTACCCCCCGTATTAAATCGCGTTAGATTAAAACAAGAAGTCACCATAGTAACAGAAGGAGGTATCATAGTAAAATCGGTTAATAATATGTCATATAGAATTATTTCTATATGACTTTATGCGGAATTTTTTTCTTCGGTCGTTTTCTCTTCGGCGCCGGAGGCGCCTTCGGCCGTTTTTTCTTCGGTCGTTTTCTCTTCGGCTTCGGCGCCGGAGGCGCCTTCGATCCTTCGAGAACCTATAATCGCCTCGAGTTCTCGGATCCTAGCCTCCATTTCTTGGAAACGGGTAAAAATAATATCAAGTTCTCGAATACCTATATTCGAAGGGTTTTCCACATTTCCTTCGAATGTGACTTTTTTAGGGGGTACCGAAGGAGGCGCCGTAGGCGCCACTAGAATAGATTCTATATGACCATTTTGCAATTCCTCTCCGATAGAGATTTTTCGAGAACCTGTCCCTACCCCCAATTGGGCAAGGGTCGGAGGGCCGACCCCCACCGGTGGTAACGGCGAATAGTTCGCAATATCAAGTTCTCGCTGTTTCAATTGCCTCTGGATCAATTCATCCATATTCTGTATGACCCCATCGTCCAGTTCTTCGGAGAACTTGACCTCCGGTATCGCCGGTTTTTGTAACATCGTCTCGTATTCCTTCTGTCTATTTGTGAATTTCTCGGCGAATTCGTCCCTCGTATTCGTAGTAGACCCCCTCGAAAAAATCGTGGTAGGTTCTCGAACAATAGGATTCTGAATCACAGGAGAAGTGGGCTGCTGGGTCGTCTTCAGTTGCGCCACCATATATGCAATGGTATCGCGGTTGATTCTTGCGAGGGAATCCTGATTCGTAATGGCGGGATTCTTCGTATGAAACGATTTCACGGTTTCTTGGAACCAGCGTTCTCTAGAACCCGGGGCATATGAGCGGAAATAGTTATCGACCAGGGGCGTTTTATGTATCGTCCGCCATAGTAATTCTTGGTTCTCGGGTTTTAAATAAAGAGACATATAGAAGAATATAAAAATAATCTTTATATTCTATCATCTATAAGACACGTCGAGATGGACGAAAGCCTTTCAACGAAAATCCGGTTTGAAGAAGCTTACGAGGGTTACTTGGAATGCCTGAAAATCCCGTCAAATAAGAAACTAGATTGTAAAGAGATTATCCGACAATATCACTATCTAGCTGAAGAAAAGAAAAAACAATTACAACTTTGTACATTCTCATTGTACAATGGACCTGATATAAAGCCTTCTGAGTCAAATAAATAGGTATTATACGATTTCTCTATCTAATTTTTGTATGGTCTCGTCATATTGATATAGACTATTTGAGTTATTTTCCAATACCATATCATAATTATTCTGTTTTAGATTATTTTCTATATCGGTACGAAATTTATATAGTTTTCTTAAATTGTCATAATTAGAATCAGTGATTTTATTGTATTTTTCTTTTATTTTTTCTTTATCTGCTATTGATGCAAAATCGTCATATATTTCTTTTAGAAATTCTTTCGATTCTTTCGACCCTCCCTTATGTTTACGTGTTTTTTTATGTTTCTTCGTATATTTTTTCGTATATTTCTTTTTACCACCAGTTTTTTTAGGTTCTGGTTTGTATAATTTTTGAAATATATTATCAATATCTTTTCGTTTTTCGTTCATATGTCTTTTTGCGATTTCAATAATTTGAGAACGATCTTGTATTTCTATTTTCTTTTTGAAAATAGGTTTACGTCGTGGATCGCCAGTACGACCTTGTAGTAATTGCGCGATAAAATCTTCCGATTTTCGTATATTCTTTTTTAATGAAGTACCGAATGACGTATTTGGATTTGTTCTTATAATCCCATAATCTCCGTATTCATTATTCTTTATGACTTTACCGGGTTCTCCGAAATGTTTACTTTCGGAGGGAAAATAGTAGATTTGGAATACGTTATTATCAATCGCACTATCCAATTCTTTTTTTAATTTACTATTAGAATCAGAAGAATCGCTATTAAATGATTTATAAAAAGCATCGAGGAATCCGTTTGTAGTAGAAGATGATTTTAGACTTGCTAATGCTGCGTCTATTGCGATTTTGACCTTTTCTTGATCTATATCTGAATATTTACTGTTTAACAAATTTATTATATCGTTATACTTTTTGTTTATATCTTCTGGGTTAACAACGCTTTCTTGTAATAATTGTAGGATCTTTTTCATTATTTCTTTTGGATCTCCACCACGAATAATTCCACCGCCAGAGTTTTCCATTTGTATTATAATATCATTTAATTCTTTTAATTGTTCTTTGGTTGGCGATTTACCTCCCAAATTTTCTACAATAGATAAAAACTTTTTAATATTTTTTTTATTTTATTCATTAATATCACTTTTTAATTTATCACTTTTTAATTTATTTATTTCTTCATTTAACTTTTTTTTATTTGTTGTTGTTAATGTTTTACTTTTTTTTGTATCATTTACACCTTGTGATAATTTTGATTCTACGGATATTTCTTCTGGTACTGATATTGTTGGGTTTTGTTTTAATTGTTCTTTTAAATTTGTTATTTCTTTTTTTGTATCTTCTAATTCTTTTTTTGTATCTTCTAAAATTTTATTTAAATTATCAATTGTTTCACTCTTGAAATCTGGATTTGTATTTTGAATCAAAACTATATTATTTATATTTTTTTCAATTTCTTTTAACGCTGTTTGAGGATTATCACTATATCTAGCATTTAATATATCAAGATTTGTTCGTTCTATTTTAGATAAATTTTGTAATTTTATTTGAATATCTTTAATTAACTCATTATTTTTTTCTTCAAGATGTTCAAAGACTTTATCTGTTTTATATTTTTTTTCTTCATTATTCAAAATACTTTGTATATTATTAATAAAATTATCATTTAAATAACTTATTAAATGACTTATTTTTTCAGAATAATTATCAGCCATATTACTACGTCTATAAAATTCTTGTTTCGTATCTTCTGTTATATCATCTTCTAGACTATCTTGTTTTCCCCCTTTATTTCCATCTCCATCTCCATCTCCATCTCCATCTCCCTCTCTATTTCCATTTATATTTCCATCTCCCTCTCCATTAATTGGACTATTGACTGCCGGGTTCGAGTTTGTTGGGTTCGAGTTTTTTGGGTTCGTTTCTTCTACTACTTCATTAAACAAATTAAAATTAGTTTCTTTTTTAATTTTTAATGTTCCTACTAATTTCTTTAATTTAACATGTGTATTTTCATTTTCTATTAAAAATATTAATTTTTCGAATATATCATTAAGATCTTTTCCATTTAATTGTTTCCTTAATCCCTCAATCTCTTTTATTAAATCGTTTCTTTTAACTTCTAATTCTTTGTTACGTCTTCTAATACTTATATATTTTTTAAGTTGTGTTTCTTTTTTTTTATTATTATTATTATCCGCTTCTGTTTTTATTTTTTTTAGTTCTTCGAAAGAAGTAAACTCTATTTTTTTTAGTTGATTTATTTTTTCATTTAATTTTTTATGATAATTTTTAAATTCTTCTATTATTTTTTTAAATTCTTTAACAACAGCATCTAAATTTACTGCTTTTTTAAACTCTTCTGAAGCGTTTTTAAACTCTTTTGAATCTTTATCAAAATTGTCTAACTTAATACAGAATTTTTCATTCTTATCAATTGCATCTATTATATTTTGTTTATAAAGTCCGGATAACTCTTCCAAAATGGATAAACTATTTATAAATCTTGTTTGAATAAGTTCTTTTGTTTTTGCATCTAGATCTATATTTTGTTTTTGTTCTCCTTCTATATTTTGTCCTTGTTCTCCTTCTATAATTTGTTTTTGTTCTCCTTCTATATTTTGTTTTTGTTCTCCTTCTATATTTTGTCCTTGTTCTCCTTCTATATTTTGAGTGGCTACTGGTACTATTTTTATTAATTCATCTAACTTAGTTTTAATTTTACCTTGTGTATTATTAAATTTTGTTTGCATTTCTTTTAATTTTTTACCATAAAAATCATTTCTTTCTACTAATGCATCTTTATATGAACGACCAGTCCTAACTCGATATGCCTTACTTTGTAATGTATTTCTCCATTTTTCAGATGTCCATATTTCTACCCAATCTTCACTCTTTAATAGTTTATCTATCTCTTTCATTAAATCATCCGCTTTTGACATTTTAATTGGATCTAATGAATTTGTACCAGTCATTTTTCGAATTATTTTTTTCATATAATCTTTACTTCTTTCTATAAATGAACCCCCCTTCAATTTTCTAGATTTCTTTTTCTTTTCTTTTCTTTTTTTATATGTAGTCATCTATAATATCTACATATAAAATACAAACCTATATGACACTACATTACATCTAAGCATTAAAATATAAATCGCGATAGTCCCATACCATCTTATCCGGAATACGTTTCCGCTTAAATAGTTCAATCCGCTTCTTCATACTCATATTCTTCTTAAATTCCGTATTCCCCGTCAACATCGTTATCACAAAAAACAAAGAATACATTCCGCATTCGTTATTCCCATATTGGTGCTGGAACGAGCCATTATCATATACATCAAAATTAATACCTATTTGACTCCCCTGCGCAACTACGCGGTCGATTAGGGCCTGGACCTCTTTTGGGACACCACCCGCCGCACTATCAAAAAAGAATATGACCTTGGCACCTATATCGATAAATAGCGATACCCAATGCGACCCCCCCTGATCATGTCTATCTAAATTGAATACGACGGCGATTTTCGTTTTTCCCTTCCTCTTCTGTTCTGCTAAAGAAAACGTACAAAGTTCGACTTCTACGCATTTACCACCCAGGTCTTTCGCTTTTACATCGAAATCGATGGTCGTTGGTCCTATAAATTCGAATTCGGGATATGTCGCCTCGTATTGCCGGGCGACATTGAATATATCGTAGTTCGATAACCATTCGTTCGGGTTTTTGGCCCATTCCTTCGGCTGTTCGGGGGCGAAAATATGTTCCTTAATATTCTTCCTTAACCCCGCGTCTTTCAACTGACTGAGCCAACAATCCTCTTTTTCGCACATAGTTAGCCTCTCGTGTAATTTCTGCCATATTTCGCGGGGGTCAGTATCCAAAATGGCCTCTTGAGGATGGTCTTTATTATATGCCTGTTTGATTTGAACGAGGATTTCTGGTGTGAAACAAGTGACCTCCGCTATAGTTTTACCCTTTACTGCGGGACTACAGTTCATGGGTTTGAACTTGGGGTTCCGGCAGGTCTTTTTATGCCTGATTCGTTTCCCTTTTTGCCCTTGTTTCCGGTATTTATTGGTATATGCGTTTATAGGCATTACTACTATATGATAGGAGATTTTAGGTTCTCAATATTATAACTAGACACAATATTATAACTAGATCTTATAATGCATATTTTATTTATGCATACTAGATCTTATAATGCATATTTTATTTATGCATACTAGATCTTATAATGCATATTTTATTTATGCATACTAGATCTTATAATACATACTAGATCTTCTTGATAAACGACTTCCCCCAATAGGATTTCATAAACCCCTGTTCAGATATGGACGAGGTTTCTATAATATTTTCTATAGGACCTTCCATAAGTGTTTCATCTCCGGAATCGTCTTGACCCTCGTATTCGCGCTCCTCCATCGAATCTACGGCATCCTCCTCATCTGGCCCATCCATTTGCCAACCTCCGTACCGTTTCTCCGATTTTTCCTCCATATCTTTTGCTTCAAAGTATCGAACGAATTGTCTTATAAGACTAGGTAAGATTTCGTCAATTTCCGCGTTAAACTCCGACAGAGTGTCATATAGATAATCTTTCATAGCCGCCATAATACGCGACCTATATTTGACCGCGTTCGCCCTCAGTTCTTCGGTTTCTTCGAATTTCTTGGGGTCGATTTTATCTAAATATTTACGATACTGCCGGCGATTCGTCAATAATTCGAACGAGAGTTTATCCATTGATTCCATTGTTCTAGATGATGTAGGGTCATATAAAAATAATTTCTATATGACACTTTAGCTAGACTATTTGACTTTTTTCGTTTGTGCCCTTTTTGCTTCTTGTTCTCGCTTCTTTGTTAGGCGGTTTTCCTCGCGGATTTTCTCTTTGGCTGCCTTCTCTTTAGCTGCTTTTTCTTGTTTGGCTGCCTTCTCTTTAGATGCTTTTTCTTGTTTGGCTGCCTTCTCTTTAGCTGCTTTTTCTTGTTTGGCCGCCTTCTCTTTAGCTGCTTTTTCTTTAGCAGCAACCTTCTCTTCTAATGCCTTCTTTTGTTGCACCCGGGCATCGGCCAATTGTTCTCCGATTCTTGTCTCATAGACATCCACTAAATCCTGGATTGTATCATCCGAGAACTTGAGTTTCCCCCTCGCCCTCAGTTCTTCGTTGATCTTATGTTTGACCGTCTCTATTTTCTTCCTCTCTTTTTTCTCTATTTGATACCGGACCTTAATCGTCTTGCGTAAATCGGCCACCCTCTCTTTCTTCCCATATTCGGCGTCTTTAATCTCCTCCTTCAGGTTCTCGACGGCCTCCCTATTCTTCCGGGTCTGGTCCCGCTTGGTTTTCGAGAACATACGTTCTTCTTCTTTGATGGTTAGCCGGACAACATTGCGTTCTAGGTCAGATAGATCACTATTTGACAAGAGTTTACGCATATACGCGATTCTCAGGCGGTAGGCATCGACCATGGTTTTCAGCGAGTTCTCCATTTCCTGGATTCGGATCTTATAGTCCCTTATCTCGGAATCTAGGCGCGCGATTTGGGCGTCGTCTTTAATATGTTCGGCGAAATCCTCATTCGTACGGATTTTAGTAGAACAGACTTGCCTCAATGTATAATAGGCACTTTCTTTATATTTATCAAATGCGGTGGGATTTTTCTCTATACGGGACTTTATTCGGTTCAAATGGTCACTCTTCGTAGCAGTTAGCCGCTTATATTCGATCCGGATATTAGCGACCTGGTCCTTGATTGTTTTCAAATAGGCCTTGGCCTCTATTACCAGGTCCTTTATATTACGATTGACAATTTTCTCGCATAGTTTCTTCTCTTCTGGATCCGTGCAACGGGCCAGCATATTCGAGAACTTGGAGGCATTGAGGCCTTTCAAATCGCCTTCTAGCTTCTTGGATGTTCTCTCTAATTCCTCCTTTTTATCCGCGATCGACCGCACCGACGTCTCGCGTAGGGCAATGGCGTCGTATTCGGTCACAGTCTTCTTCAGTTTATCCGATACAATAGGTACATTTACGTGATGTACGATGGGCTGGGCGAATTGCCTGGCATCTTTCTCCCTATTCAAATAACTTATATGACCCGCGATCTCATCCAGGTACCGCTCACGGCCACGGGCCGTGAATTCGCCCCTGGCATCCAAATACATATCCGAGAACTCTTCGAAAGATGAAGGCATCTGTTCTTCTAGTGGCTTACATAGATTGACCAATTGAACAATTTCTATAGGACTCTCGGTAATAGGTGTGGCGGTCATGAGTAATAGCCGGACGGAATCCGCACCAGAAATGGCATAAGATCGCATAAGAGAATCATGTAGGGCGACCATATCGGGGCGTTCAATGGAGGAAAGGTCCCCACCGCCATATAGTTTATGTGCCTCATCGATGATGAGTAGGGTTTTCCGGAGGGGATCTTCCTCGCCATTTTCTTTGACCAACCTCTTATAATAGTCGTTCTGTTTAGAAACCAAGTTACTGAATTGTTTATAGGATATGGGTCTTATACGCCATGAATGTGAAAGCATCCGCATCTGTTTATCTTGTTCCTCTGGAAACGCGCCTCCGGCTTTATCGATTTCGAGAACCTTCTGTCTGATATTCTCGTTACAAACCTGGGAGAACATATTCTTCCATATATCGTTTTTGAGGGTGGTACGAGTGACCCATAGGATGGTATATCCTTGGGCTTCGAAGGATGATGACGCGGCAGCAATGGCGCTACACGTTTTTCCCGTACCGACGGAGTGCCATAATAGCATACCCTTTACAGGGGCTGTGGGTGTGAAATAGTGTTTGATGAAATTCTGCGTGGGAGTATAGTCGATTAGTTCGGGTCTTTTTCCGCCCGATTGTCGAGAACCACCCTTAGATAAACCCTTTGGTAAACATTGGTTCTCCATTTTGACTTCATCCCACGTAAACTGGCGGAATTCAGTATCAATATATGCACGCATAGCGTCGTGTCCCATAATGATTCTACCCATTTTGGGTAGTGGGGGTATACCCGGATATCTACGTAGAATATTTTCTATAGGACTTTGCGCTTGTGGTTCTTTTCGGGTTTTACGAGTGGTACGTTTTTTGATTACTTTTTCGGGGGTATTTCGAGAACTTGGTAAAGAAGGTGCCGAAGGCACCGGTAAAGAATCTTCTATATGACCGTTTACCACGGGTTCTCGAGAACTTAATTCTGGTCCTTCTACCGCTTGCGCTATCGGTGCTTGCGCTATCGGTGCTTGCGCTATCGGTGCTTCTGCCGCTTGCGCTTTGTCATATATAAATATATCTCCCTTCCTTCTAACATATCCCTTCGGTTTTTTACGTAAATCGACGAATTGTATATTTTGCGTAGCATCTTGGATTTGTTGGACAGTTCCTGGGGATAACTTTTCTTGGTTTTTCTTGGTTCTCCTTTTTGCGCCACCTTTGACCCCCCCGAATACCTCTGAATCCGCGCCCTCCTCATGTTCTCGGATATCATCTTCCGCATCCTGTTCAATAGAAAAATGGTGGATATTTTTATTCAAATCGTAATCCACCGATCCGAGAACCGTGAGCCTCTCGATATCATAACCAAAATTGAGAAGTCGGATATCCACATTGAGTGCCTTCATATAGAGTTCGAAAGTAGTTTTGGCCCCCAGGAACGCATCCCTATATTCCTCCGGTATTGCAAGGTCATATACAAATACATGTAAGGGCCATCCATACCGGGGGTGGAAATCTAATCCTTTTTGACCACATGTTCTCGTACCACGCCCGATGACCTGCTTTTGGTCCGCCGCATTAACGGAGGGTTCGAAAATATGGATATATTTAATGTCAAATAGGTCTATTCCCTCTTTGAACCCGCTATCCATGACGATAATCCGGGCCAGATCGCCATTCACATTCGCGGGGCGGTCATTGAACTTGGCCAAGATTGCCTTTTTCATACGTACACTTATGGGTTTTTCATATACACTTGTAGAGGCCAAGAGGTAGAAATTATTACCGCGAGTATTTAGAAGAGTGGTATCGTCCAATAATTCTATAGGACCAAATTCCGCACGTCCTGCGGGGCGTTTAGGGGAACCTTCGTCTTCCTCCGCCTCGGATTCTTCGTCTTCGGTATACGAATCTGGCGAAGAGTCCGAATCATTCCCTTCTTCGGTATGAAGCCTAGGTGCTTGGTATCCTAGAGTCATACCCTTCGCAATAAGGGCCGATGCAATTAATTTGGCCCCATAGGCACCCGATTTTAGATCGGAGAAAATGAAATGCTTGAAGGTATGACCATATTTCAATTGATCCCGGGCGTCTAATTCGTGGATCTTCCTCAAAAGTGCGCCCAATTTGGGCGAATGTGTAGGAATATCTCGCAAAAGTTGACTAGGGTTGAAACGAATATTATCGAACCGGTATTTTCCTCCCGACTTACTAAAATTCGATTTTTGCCGTACACAATTCGGACTATATTGCACGACCGTTTTATCATCGATGAGTTTTTCTAACGTATCTAAATCATTCATATATATAGTGTCATATAAAAATATTCTTTCTATATGATATAATGTCATCAACTTTTGCAGGATTCAATTTTAATATTTATGGATCGAGACCAACCAAAGCCTTTCAAGGAATCTCGCCACAACAAACGCTTAATAATTTCAAATCGAGTGATAATGTGAATATTCGTAAGGTTCTCGTAAAGAGTTGGAATAATCCTTATGCGGTTGGTACATTAAATAATAGAAAACGTGTTATTACGCCATTTCGTGCGGTAATGAATACGGGGGATTTCTTGGCTAGACAGAACTATAGTTCTGGTGGGCCAAATCCGACACAGAAAACCCGTTCGTTTTATCAGCAAGGAATAGGGGCAATTATAAATAATCCCGATGGTTCGGGAATTCCTGCGTCATCTTGTAATCCGAAATTTGTTGCGGATTCGTCGGATTATACCAAATTTAAGAAACAAATGGCTATCGGTAAGAATTATAATGATCTTACATTCGGAGGGGATCAGAGTCATGCAACATATGATGGACGTATCAGTGTGCGTAGGTTTTAAGTTATAAACCGGGCCCTCTGGCGTAGGTTTTAGGTTACCGAGCCCTCCGGAATAGTCCAATAAAATTGATGTCAAATATATCGTCATTGTCATATAGAAAATATTTCTATATGACCCAAAAGCAAAACCCCTACGACGAAAAAACCATGTCCGGCTATGCCCAGGACCTTCTCCAAAATATGGATCCCAAACCCTTATACGCCGAAGAAATGAAAACCTGGGATGGGGTCGACGCAGTCGGCCCAGAAATAATTCTATATGACCTATACGTGATTGTGGATAAATCGCCATCTATAGAGATACCATTATACGAATACCGCTATTATCATATAGAATATTATGATCCAAGAGAACCAATAAAATATCATTTAGAAAAAGTCATATACCATAATTTAATAGACCCTGAATTATTTACCTCGTAATATCATATATGATTCGTTTATTCCCCAATTATTATCCGAGATATAATCAGGTTTGTACAAGAGAGATATTAAATAATGCGGTTTTAAAATCACAAAATGCGATGCCTTTGAAAAACGAGACGTCCACGGATGACGCCGATTTTTCTATCGACCGTCATAAATATGCGAAAATATACCAAACCGTACCTGCGAATAATACGCCTGTCACATATACAAATGCGGATGGTGGTGGTCATAAAGTTATTATGGGACAAATCGTGAATACGGGGAGAAATGTTTCCCAAGCGAATACGGTGAAATCGAATTTGAAGGATTTACAGAAGAAATGGTATGGGAATAGGGATGCCTCGCAAATAGTGGCGAATCG